ACTACAATCTATGCAAAACAAGTAGAGGAATTGTTAGATGAGATACCTATTGTTGGTATGGCACATATCACTGGTGGTGGGTTAGAAGAGAATATTAATAGAATTATACCTGAAGGATTGAAAGCACACATAGATTATAATTCTTGGAATATGCCAGAAGTGTTTAGTAAGATCATGCTTGCTGGTGAGATTCCACCAGAAGAAATGAAAAGAGTATTCAATCTAGGTATTGGTTATGTATTAATAGTTCCACCTGATGTTGATTATGGACTTCAAATAGGAGAAGTTCTATGAGATTAGGTATCATGTGTTCTGGTGAGGGAACTAACTTTGAAAATATAGTTCACTCATGCCCTGGCCATGAGGTTGTATTAATGATATACAACAAAAAGAAATGTGGTGCAGAACAAAGAGCGAGAAGATTGAAAGTTCCATCCATTCGTATAGCCAGTAAAGAAGAAGATTTAATTATAAGAACGTTTAAGGCCATGGATGTGGATCTTATAGTCATGGCAGGATGGATGAGAATAGTATCTAAAGAGTTCTGTGATGCATTTGCAGGTAGGTGTATAAATATTCATCCTTCATTGTTGCCTAAATTTAAAGGGTTACATGCCGTAGAACAGGCACTGGAAGCAGGTGAAGAAGTAACAGGATGTACCGTCCATTGGGTGACAGAAGAACTAGATTCTGGTACAATAATAAAACAACAGGAAGTACCCATTCTGCCAGGCGATACTGTTGAAACTGTTACCAGAGCCATACAACAGGCAGAACATCAACTATTACCTCAAGTAATAAATTCATTATGAAAGAATACATTAAAGATATTCCCAATTGGGAATCACAATATCTTAATGAGGCAAAAAATCTCACTGATAGAGAGAAAGAAATCCTTAAGGGTGATCCAATAAGGTCGCACGAAGGTATGATGTATGGTAGAATGTATGCTGACTGGAAAAGTAAAAGAGGATGGGATTAAAAGATCATCTGGGCCCTAAAAAACATTGGACTAAAGATGATTGGCTTAAACATGCACATGTCCAGAAGCATAATCCTTGGATTACTGATGATGATCGCCAGTATTGGCGTGATAAAATTACTGAACTTACACAATGAGAATGAATGACCAAACTAAATTAATGTTTGCTTTGGAACATGTAGCACATCTACATGATTTGTTCAAAGATAATGAGTGGGAAGATTACCTAGTTGGTAACCTACGCACTATTGAATATGAACTTGAAAGACAATTAGGTAACCTCCAATACAATCGTAAAAATGCCAGAACTAAAAGATTATCTAGACTCGATATACTTGACTAAGAAGGATCTCTCGGAAGAGGATCCAGAAGCGTGCAAGAAGTATCCTGCCTTCATTGTGAACAAATGTTGTTCAGCGCATATTGATTGTATTATGTTCGCCAATGAGATGAACCTCCATCATCAATTGGATAAGGACATGCAATATTCGTTTTATCTAAATAGTCTCAGGAAAAAGAAGAGATTCTCGCCCTGGCTCCGAAAGGATAAGATCAAGAACCTTGATGTTGTCAAATCATACTATGGTTATAGTAATGAGAAAGCAATCCAAGCATTGAAAATTCTTACTAAAGAGCAATTGGATTACATTAAAGCGAAACTTGACGTTGGAGGTACAGCATGACTGGGTTTACAGAACCTGAGATCGCTTGGTCACAAGATCAAATGATTGAAGTTACATTGAATGAACCTGATGATTTTCTCAAGGTAAGAGAGACTCTCACAAGAATTGGGGTAGCATCCCGTAAAGAGAAGAAGATATATCAATCATGTCATATACTGCATAAGCAGGGAAGATATTATATTGTTCATTTCAAAGAACTATTTGCATTAGATGGGAAGTCTGCCAATCTTTCTCAGAATGATGTGCAAAGAAGGAATCGTATCATTACGTTACTTTCTGATTGGGGTCTTATAACTATAATGACACCAGAGATGATACAAGATGTTGCCCCACTTAACCAAATCAAAGTCTTGTCCTATAAGGATAAGGGTGACTGGACACTTGAGACCAAATATAATATTGGTAAGAAAAAGAAAGCAGTTCAATCATCGCCAAGTTCATTCGTAAAGTCAGGTGCATAGAATAGTTTATAAAATACGTCAAGACGGCACAGTACATGAGGAAGTACAAGGTGTAGAAGGTGATTCTTGTGAGAGACTTACTAAAGAGATAGAACAAGCCTTAGGTGAGATTTCTGAACGTAAGCATAAACCAGAATACTATCAAAAAGAAAATGTCACACTTCAGTACAATAAAAACGAAATTAAAGAATAAGGATCTTCTGGTAAAGGCATTAAATGCATTGAATTATGCAGCCTTAGAGGATGTTCTATTGGAGAATCCAGTAGATCACATGCATGAACAGGTTAAAGTTGAAGTTGGTATAACTCGATATGTGGGATTTAAAAGATCTCAGGATGGTACACTTGAGTTAGTTGCTGAGAGAGATTCTTGGGATGAGAAAATTCCTATTGAAAGATTTCTTGAGAAAGTTACACAATCATATGCTAGAGAAACGGTGATGCAAACCGTACAAGAGAAAGGTTATAGCGTAGTGTCCGAACAAAAAAGTGTTGACAACACTATAGAGTTAGTAGTTGAGAAGTGGTAGTATTGTGTTAAATAAAGGTGATTGCCTTCGGGGATCACAAAACACAAACTCGCTTAACAAGGAGCTACTATGAACAGCCTAACAAGGTATCATGCTGCAGATTTGCCACAGTTGATGGATCAAATCACAAAGAACAGCATTGGACTGGATACGTATTTTGACACGTTCTTTAACGGTCATCAACAACAGAATTATCCACCCTACAATCTAATCAATATTAATAATGTCGAATCAAGACTAGAGATTGCCCTCGCTGGATTTAAAAAGTCCGAAGTGAATGTCTATACAGAGTATGGTAAACTAGTTGTTGAAGGCAAAAAAGAGGAAAAGGATGAGAGTGACTATGCCCATAGAGGTGTCGCTCAAAGAAACTTTACGAGATCATGGACTTTATCAGACGAAACAGAAGTGAGGTCAGTGACCTTTGAGGATGGACTTCTGACTGTCGATCTAGGTAAAGTGGTTCCTGAGCACCATGCCCGTAAAGACTTCCTCTAAGTGGCAGATTAGAGGTAAGTATTTATTGAGAGGGGTTTACGCCCCTCTTTTTTATGTTATAATATATGGATGATTGATGCTCTGTTTCCTACTACCGTATATCATGCAGATCTAGAACCTACTGATGAGGTTCATCGTGGTATGGTTGAATATGTTGATAAGTTCTATCAGAAGAATATACAACACCTTGGGTTTGCTCCTAGTTTTACGGGAGAAATATTAGGTGATTCTCAGATAGCATCTAAACCAGAGTTTAAATGGGTAACAGATCAGTTAGCAATACATCTTAAAAAGTATGTAAAGGAATTGGGTGCAACACTAGATCCAACTGATGTTCATCCAGGCTCTGATATATACATACCACAATCATGGCCTGCCGTCTGTGTTAATGCTGGTGGTATAGGATTTCATGCACATTCACAGTCACACTTCAGTGCTGTATTCTATGTTAGAACTGAAGATGATAATGACACAGGAAACTTAGTTGTTCATACGCCTGAACCAAATACCCTAACATCTTTGCCAATATTTCATTGCAGTAGGACAGAATATAACGTAAAGACAAAGAATTATAAGGCAAAACAGAATAGACTCTTAATCTTTCCTTCATCTTTACACCATGAAGTCAAGGAATATCGTGGATTAACTAATAGATATTCTATATCTTATGATATATTGATAACTACTAGGAAGGAGGCTGGTAATTTCTGCCTGACCAATCCTAACAAATGGATTAAAATTAATGAGTAGACATTTTGGGTTGAAACCTAATCAAATCAATTATAATAATCTGCCTGGTTTAACTGCACCATTTGATCCATTAGTATATGAGTGCCCCTATCATGCACAGATTGAAGGTATACTTTTGAATTGGGTTGATAGTACTGCCCAGACCAAAGTTAATGGTGGAGCTCGTAAGACAAAATTTTACACAGGTACTGATAGAGATCTTAAAGCTCATGAAATATTATTTGATTGGATAGAGAGTGTACTTGTAGATGCTGTTGAACAATTCTCTAGGTACACTAACTCTGCATATAATGAGAGTCCAGAAGAGACTAAGAGATTTAAGATAGCAGACTATTGGGGTATGATGTATGATGATGGTGGAGGCACAGTACTCCATAACCATTTTCCTTACAGTTTATCTTTTGGATATTATATTTCTGCCCCAGAAGGCAGCTCTCCCTTAGTCATAGAGGGTCAGGAGATTCAGGTGACAGAAGGTAGATTAATTTTGTTTGGTGGTCATCAGTCTCATGAGGTGCCAGATTCCAAGGTGTCAGGACGTTGTATGATTGCTGGAAATATTTCCTACAAGGGGGTTGACAGGTAGACCCTGATCCGTTATAATAAGTTTGTCGAGGGGACGCCCTTGACAAGGGAGTGACTGAATAATCTTTCTGGCATATAGCTGGATAAGGTGATGAGACACAGGTGGTGCTGCACCGAGAGGTGAATCGACTTACCAGTCGGGTCTCAGGCAAGGACGTAAAATTTACTACTGTAGTAATGCCCGTTCTTTGTTGGTAATACAGAATCCCAACCTCCCACTTGCGAGTGTAGTATAAAA